ATCATATGCTGCCAACTCCCTGATCATGGCGACCGACACTTGCGCCAAGTGTTCTTCATCGGTCGTTTTCTTCTTCCTCCAATTGAGCATGTCTCCAATGGAGTAAAACTCCAACGGCGCATAAACATACCCATCGCTGTCAAGCCCGAACCTGCGCTTAAGAAAAGAGCACTGGCCGACCGGCTTCAAAGTGTACAAATCGCCAGTCTTGTCCTCACTGGTGTACACCATACCAATCCTCGGACAAAATCGAGCCATAGCCTCAAGATTGAAATCGAGGCAATCATCAGACGGTGCGAAAATGTTATCGTCTCCATATACATAGCAGCGAACTTTCTCCCTGAAAGACAAAACGGCCTGATCACCATACATGTCACACCAGCACAGCCTGAAAACCACTAAATTGTACAAAGAATTCAAAATGGATGTCAAAGGGTGTCCACTAGGAAGTGAGCCAACAATCTTATAAATGACCCACGACTTGTAACTATTGCCACCAAGGTGCATGGCCTCGGCAGTGTCTCTCGCTATTCCCTCAAACAACTTCTCCATGCCTGGATAATGAGGCAGCCTGCGGGCAATCTCCATGATTATTTTGCTAAGAATGAGCGGATGCTGACTCTTATCAAAAGCCTTGTAATCACCAGCTGCTGCAACTCCATCTTTGTTCATGGACCGCAGCTCATGGCTAATGATGCCCCACTCTGGACTGTAAACGTTGACACCTACCAAAGCGCCATGCTTAAGCCTCTTGCGCATGAACTGAGCAGCGAACTTGCCAAAAAGCCTACGAACAAGAATCGTAAAATGAACTGGGCTGGCTGAGATAAGCCGAGTATCAACATTCGACACCTTCTCCTGCTTCAACACCTCATCTTTCAAACAGTCCCGAAACACAGCTGAACTCCTACCAGCCATGTAATCTGCTACCAAAAGGTCGTAATCCTTCTTGACCTCAGCAGCTGCCTGAGTATCAAACACATAAGGACCCTCAGCTCCAAAAGCTGGCCTCTTGTTTGCATACTTACGACATAAGGGGTAGCCCATAGACTTGCCCCTCACAATGCCCTTGACAAAATCATCACCTTCAATACCAGCGACGGCCTGCTCATACGTCAACAAGCCTAAATCCTCGTTGCCGATGTCCTCAAACACCTCGCTAATGACAGCATCTACACAAAGGCCAACGTTGGATGGCAAAGCTATGCTGGCGAAATCACGCTTTGATCTCTCAACCACACTTAGCATCGGATCAACCAACACACCATCAGCATTGACAGATGGGCGCAAACACGCTGGCCCACCCTTCGGCTCAACCAAATACCCACTAAACGCTGTCTTGGCTATGCCTGTCGTGCCGTTATTGTGTAGTGCATCAACATTCTCGACCTCTTCTAAACCACAAAATAA